AGCTGATTGACGGCGGTAATGCGGTTGCCGGTCGTCGTCTCGAAATAGGCGTAAGAAATGATGACTTGCACGCCTGCCGTATGATCGGCGGTACTGAAAGTATAGGTGCCGCTGGTCATGTCGCAGCTATATTCTCCTGCAGTCGGCGACGAGGCCACACGCGTCATCTGAATACCGGTGGCAGCATTAAACACGCCGCAATCAACGCCGGGATTGCCCGACGACATGGCCGAGCCGTTAGCCACAACGATTTGGAAAGGCGTGGCAGGAATGGCGGTGCCATTCGGCCCGCCTTCATCGACTATCTGGATTTGCTCGCCGGTGGCTAAGGTCTGGCCTAAAAAGGCATCGTTAAGCTGGCGGGCATTCAGGTTGGCGATCTTGGCCTTGCCGGTAATTTTCTGCTGGCCGCGCGCCACGGCTACCGGTGCCTGATACTGGCCGTAAAGCTCTTTTGTCTGAAAGGACATATCGACGCTTACGTCCTGAAGCGTTCCTACCCGTACCGGCGTCGGCACGGCGATATCGGTGCGCACCAGGAACAAGGATCCGGCGCCGAAATTGTATTGCTGTAGCATGATGTGACTCCGTCAATGGGAAGCGCCGCTTCACAGCGGTGCGTGTGCCTTGCCGAAGGGCGATTCAAAGCACTGGCTATCGGCCAAGCCAGCGGGATTAAGGGACTAAAATTTTGACAGGGATAATTGCCTTGGCGATGCCATCTAGCACGCCGGGGAATTGTTCGATCTCGCCTTCGATCCAGGCATGCGAAACGAGGCCGCCGAGCGTTTGCGCGATAGAATTGATGCCCGGCGCTAAAGCCGTTTCGATGGCGTCGATGATATCGTTAAGCCCTTGCTCCGGATTGGCGTTCGGGTCTTTACCGACATCGGTATAAACCCAAAGTTCCGCCGTGATGGTGCGTTTCGGCGGTAATCCGCGCGCATCCCTCGGCGGATAATTCGTGCCGGTAGATTGAATGAACAGCGCCGGAAAGGATGCGACCTTGCTCCATAACAGTAGACGGCGGCCACTGGTGTTAAAGCTGGCTGCCGTGAGCGCAAGATTGAACAGCGCCTGTATGATGGTTTCGCGGCTAGGCATCATTGCTAAAATTCCTTGGCCGCTTGGTCGACCGCCTGCTGTAATTCCGCCGTTGCATCGGCTTCCACATCGGCAAGACCGCCGCGCAGATAAACCCTCGCCTCCACATTTGCGATGCGGTTGTAGGCGCGGACATCGATGCGCGTTGGCGAAATATCCCGCCCGAATGCTTCGGTAATTGTCCGGCTGTGTTTGCGAACCTTCACGCCGCCATGCGCGCCGTATTCGAGCGCGGCGGCTTTGATATATTCAGAGCGGGTAAGTCCGCCTGCCAGTGTTACGAGACCTTTGATGCTTTTGGGATCATCGTAGATGGTGGAAGTGATTTCGCTTTTAAGTTTATCCGTGCGCGAGGGCGCCAGCGCTTCCACCCTGGCTCGGAGCGTGTCCGTCAATGCACTGATTTTGGCATACAAGCTGTCATGAAGTTCCGCAGGCCATTGGTTGAAACGGGCGACGACGCGGCGGTCGCCGGTGATGACGGCGTTGAAATCCATAAGTTAAATCCATGTCAGGTCGCCACCGGTACGCGGTATTTTTCCAGTATGGCTGCAATATCCGGAGGAAATGCTCCGGTCTGGCCTGGCATAGCGCCAACCCAATATTGCTCCTGGCCAACACCGGGTTCGCCCTGGCTTTTTAAGAAAGGATCGCGGCCGCGCCCCTTGAAACGGGCGGTGACTAGCCGCAGCACGGCCATTTCGAGATCGGCGGGCGGGCTATCGGTACCGGGCGTAAAATATCCCGCTGTGTATCGGATGGTATATTGATCAGGACTCCAGCCGGTGGGGTAGCCCGTGTTTGGATCGATTTTCGTCAACCAGCCATTCGCCGCATCGATTACAAAATCCGTATCGGCAACCAGCGTATTGGCGAAATTGACCGCAACCGTATCCGTGACCGAAGTCACCGACACCACCGGCCAGCGCGAAAGCTGTATCTCGGAAAGCATGCCGGTGACTTGATAAGGATACGGATCGCGGTCGGGATAAACGACATCCTGCACCGTTTCGATGGGAAACACGCGGTTGCAGTATTGCGCCACCAGCGCCGATTGCTCGGTGATGAAGCGGGCAAGCGTGGCATCGCTGGAGGTATCGGTACCGGGAATGGCGAGATCATCCTTGATATTCTCCAGCGTCGTCAAATCATAATTTGATGCCGCCGTTAAAACAGTAGAGATGATTCGGACGGGCATGTCGTTTTCCGCTTACGGGTTTTATAGGGTTTACTGGTAGGCGATGATTCTCCGGATTTGTCGAACACGCTGATGTGATGCTTGGCCTCGCCAGCATCAATCAGCTTTTTCGCCACCGCATCGGGCACGACGCGTTTATCACCGGCCCGATGCGGGCGCATGTCGCGGGTAAATTCGACCATTTTCATGGTTATACCGCTGCCAGTTCGCGTTCACCGCCGAGGACGATGCCAGCCGCCACCAGAATTTCCGGCGACGTGCCACCGGTAAAGGCGACGATGGTCACCGGGCGGATAAAGCGGTTAGCGCCGGTGAGATCGATTGCCGCCGTGTTTTCAGTATTGGCAGCTGTGAGTACCGCCGTTTCCTGAACGGTCGTCGTTCCGGCCTTATAATCGCTCCACGTCGAATTGTCCGGCGAGTCCTGCAGCTTGGTTTGCACGCTGGCCGTGGTGGGGGAGCCGGATTCGGCGCCCACCACCTGATGCAGCACACAGGAACCGGCCATGTTGTGTAAAGTCCGGTCGATGCTGGCGCCATTGATGGTGCCGGCAGCGGCATTTTGTGGAAATACGCCAGTGACCGGGACGACAATCGCCCCGATATTGCGCAGAACATTGATATCAGACATAGGATTCCTCCAAAGTTAGATGGGTTGTTAGAAAAGAACTGTTTACTGAACCGCAGGCGCCCAGCGCACGAATTGCAGCACGGAGCAACCGGAGTCATGCCGCAGCTGGAAGTCGTGTTCGGTGATGGCGCGGATCAGCGTCTGGTCGTATTGGAAGGCCGACACCGTATTGCCATTGGCATCGGTGTAGGTGCCTTCGCGCGACACGGCGAGTTCCATGCTCATCGAGTCGAGGATCATGCTTTCATTCATTTCCGCGAGGATGATGAACGAGCAGTCCTTGTTGGTGCCGGTGGGATCCCAGATATTGATCGGGATCTGCGTGGTCTTCTTGAACGGATAGCCGTACAGCGTGCCGCGCGTCAATTCGTCGCGGAACACATACAGGCCAAGCGAGTTCAGCAAGCCGAACAGATAGTTATACGTCCGGTGATGCATGAACCACACGCGCTTGCGATCCGGCACGTTGGCGACGTCGAGCCGGTTAATCAGCCCGGTCAATTCATTCACCACCGTCTGCTCGGTGTAGGTTTCATTCGATGTGATGAAGTTACCGCCGTTCTGGCCGAGCAGGGGATTGCCGGGGTTGCCGTTAACCGCCGCCACCGAATCGGCGCTCGAACTCCACACGCCCGCCGTGCCGCCCTGCGATACCGCCCAGAGATTGGCAAAGCCGGTGTAGCCCATCGGCGCCGCATTCGTGCCGTCGCCGAGCAGGAACGCCAGATCTTCACGCAGCGCGATCACTTCGACCAGATCGTCGCGTACCATGGCATCGATCGCCGGATCGGCGTAGCGCATCAGATCGTTGGAGATCGGCACCAGCGCCGTCAGTTTCTTGTAGCTGGCGACGATCTGCCGCAGGGTCTGCTGCGAGGTGGCGATCTGCGAGTTTTCGGTACCATAGGTGGCGGTTGCAGGACTTGCCTGACTGGGCAAGGTCATCGTGCCGCGCGGCATAGGGAGGACACGCGGATTGGAGCCGCGCACCACCGCCGCAGGGCGCAGCAGTTCGATGATCTCATTCATGTAATCAGGCGGAACGATAAAACCGCCAGCCTGGCCGGTCGATGCCACCAGCGCGCGGGTGACCGGATGGCGTTCGCCATACACCTCCATCGACGCCTGGCGGGCATTGAACAGATTGCCGCCGCCGTAAGCCATCATCTTGGCCGCAGCGCCAATGACGAGGCTGCGTTCCTTGACATAGCGGTCGGTTTCGACGGTTGCCTCGACCTTGGTGTTGTCGACATTGTCTTGCCCAGCAACCGGCTGCGCGGTTTCGACCGAAAGCGCCTGCGCTTCCTTGGCGCGGGTAATTTGCGCGTCAAGATCAGTTACGGCACGTTTCTTCGTTTCGTATTCCGCCTGTTCGTCTTCGGTGAGGTTGGGTTTTTCGGCCAGCGCTTTGAAGTCATCGAAGGCGCGGGCGCGTTGCTTTAACAGTTCGGCAATTATAGTCATAGTTGGGCTCCATCTAAAAGGGAAAGGCCGTCATCACGACGGTCTGGTGCGCCTTGCCCAAGGGCGGATTGGGGCATCGGACGGCACGCGCCGCCCGAATTCAGGCTTTCCGCGATAAGGTTTGCAGGTCGGCAGTGCGGCGGCGCAAATCGGCGTTGCGCTGATCGTCGCCCGCGCCATTACCGGTAGAGGTTTCCGTATCATCTTCCTCATCGTCGTCATTGGCCGGTGGTTTGGTGTTTTTCATCGCCGTGCGGATGCAGCGCTGGCAAGCCTGTAGGGAACGGCCAAGGGCGCGGTGCGCGTCATTGGCATCTTCGTGCATATCGGCAAGGTCAGCGCGCGTATCGTCGTCGCCTTCGCCAGCTTCACGAATCTCATCCATCTGTTCGCCAAGCGCCTTATGGCGTTCCATGGCGCGCTGGAGATGGTCGTTGGCATCACTGAGTTGTTTCTTGGTAGCAGCCGACAATTTCTTGCCAGCCCGTGTTTGGGTTGTGGACATAATGATCTCCTGTGGTTTAACGGTGGTTGATTCCGGCGACGATGCCGTTCTGGCGGTTACAGCCGCGCCAGGATCGGCTGGTACCGAGCAGAAGGAGCATTCCAACAACTCCCACTTGGTAAAGCGTTGGCCGCTGTAGGGTTTTTTGGGATCGAGCGGCTCACTATCAAGAACGTCAAAACCGACAGAAACACCAGATACGATTCCGGTTTTGACCAGCCCGCGCACTTCATCGGCCTTGGGCGAAACGCCAGCGGGCGCAAAAAGGATGCGTGCGCGAATTTTATCGCCATCGACCATTACATCGGCGGCACGAGCCACCGGAGTATCCGGATTGTGCTGCCAGAGGACGATGGGGTTGGCGCGGTAATTGGTTAAATCGCAGCCAGCGGGTTCAAGAATATGGCCGTCCCGCGCTATGGCGGAAGTCGAGATAATAACTTCAACCTCATTTTCGCCCAGCTCTTTGATTTGCGCTGAAACAGCCGCACGCATTATCGTCATGATTTTTCTCCTAAGAGTTACAGTTCGCCTTGCGGATCCAGCTGCGGATCGGGATCGCCACTTGTTGCAACGCCAGGTTCGGGCAAGGTGCCGCTATCAGGTCGTCCGGCTCCATCCGGGGCAGTACCGGTCATATCGGAGCCGAGGGCTGCGGTAT